TTAGTATGTCGTTAATTATAAACTCAACAGTAGATTCAAATGTTGAGTTTTTAGATAGTTCTTCTTCTATAATCTCTGGTTTACTAATCACATGGTAAACCAGTTCTACATTACCTGGTTCGTCAGCAAACTCCATCTTTTCTATCTGAAGAACTACATCTTTAAAGTCACCGGATATAATTTCTATACCCCATGCAGTATTACCTTCAAACCAGGGTCTGTAAAGATCATTCCTCAGCATTAGTAAATTCCTCTTCTAAATCTTCATCAGAAAGATCAGAAGCGATCATATCTGTAGATGAGATCTGATAAGTTTTTTGAATATGCTCTTGAAAGTCTTTAGATGCTAAAATAGGTAACCAAAACTCTTTCGTGTAAGTATCCTTGGCGCGGTATTTTTGTTCTTCACCTGCTCGTGAGTACCAACCATTAGACGGTTTAGTGACGTAGCCTCCTCCAAGGGCCACATCAAGGAGCCCTGACCATTTGCTGATACCACCTTCAAAAGACACCTCGATAGGGATTTTCGATTTTTCTCTAACATGTCTAGACTTCTCCACATTAATAATAAAGTTATACCCTACCACATCTGTACCGTCTTTTTCTTGCTGACGTCCAATAATATAAATGTTATCCGCTGAATAGTATACCCCAGTACCACCCGATACAATATCTTTAGGAAACATACCTATTTCTTTATAAGTATGGTTCACTACGATCATAGGAATATCTTTGAGTGTAAGATGAGGTGTTACCATCCTAAACAACGATTTAAGCTGTTTAGCTCTAGACATATCAGCTACTGACTTACCATCAATAGCATCCTCTACTTCTTTCCTAGATGCTAAGTTACCTACAGAGTCAATAATAATGATGAGATGATCGCCTCGTTCAATATTAGACAACTGAGCCATAGAATCATGTTTAAGCTGCTCAATATCCGTAATCGGGGTATGAATGACTCTTTCAGTAGGTATACCGAATGAAGTAAAGTAAGACTGAGGGCTACCAAACTCAGAGTCATAAAATAATACAGCAGCATCTTCATACTTGTCTAGATAGGACTTAGCAAGCAATAACGCAAATGCAGTCTTAAAGTGTTTAGAAGGGCCTGCAAATACGGTTAACCCTGGTGATAGGCCTCCGTCCAAACGACCTGATAGAGCTACGTTAATCATAGGTACCGGGGTTTGGATTAGGTCTTTAGAGTTAAAGAACTTCGATTTAGAAAGTATCTCCGTCTCTTTAATAGTACTATTCTTCTTCAATTTTTCTAATAATGACATAACGTTCTCCTAAGCATAACAAATTATATTATAATACAAGGAGTAAATCAATTACACCAGCTTTGTTTTGCTTCACCGTAATACTCTCTAGCATAACCATTAGCAATTAACATTTGACGTAATGATTGGCCATCTAAAATAATATCCCCTAGTACACGACCACCAAATTTATCCCAGTCCATAAGTAATACTTGACGTTTTACAGACTTAGCTACTGCATTTTTAGTAAACTCTGAAGCTGCTTTACCTCTCGCGTCTTCCGATGGACATTGAGCACGGTGACCTTTTTCCGGAGTATCAACACCAAAAATTCTAACGGCTAATTCTTTTGGTAATGGATCTGGTAACCAGTTAGCTTGAAATGCTACTGTATCACCGTCCTTTACTCTAGTGATAGTGACTTCATAGAGCACGCCTGGTTTTTGTTTTTGTGCAAAAGCAACTAAGGGTAAAAATGCTAGTAATAGTAATAATTTTTTCATCCGAATAATCCTTCTAGTGTAGCTTGTTCTTTTAATCGCCACCCAATACAGCTCAATAGTGAATTAAGTGGTTCTAGGAATGACTTCTCAAACATAGTCTCATAATCAACATATTCACGTAATCTAAATTCCGGCGGTAAACCTTCTAGGAAAGTAATCACATGAGTACCAAGAGGGTTGGGTTCACGTAAATATAAAAATTTAATTTTATCACCCTCTTGAATCTTTTGATACTTCTTTTCTAAGTTCTTTGTAGCTAGTAAATGATTATAGATCAATGCACCTCTAACATGTATAGGTGTACTTTTTCTAAAGATAGAATTAGGATCACTATATTCTTTTACTCCATTAACCCCTCTAGGAAATGCAATTTCTTCCGGCTCTAGCTTATTCCATTCTCTTTCAAGGTTACTAACATACTTTTTAATCGTTTCTTCGTCTTGAGTTAGAGCAATATGAACTGCTTCTTTTAACGCTTTACGTACCGGAGCAGGTGTCGATGATCTAACAATCTCCATACCCAGTACTTTTAATTTAGGCGGATCGTACGCTACCCCTTCTGCATTATGAACGTTTAGCGCATACCTTTTCTTAGCGATCCAGATACCTCTATCTGCAATTACTTCTCGCTTGAAGCTGATTTTCTTGTAGTACGTGTTGAGATACTCTGAGAGGCTGTCACAAGATTCGTTGATGACAGGTTCGATGAACTGTTTACAATAGTTGTCAATTTGTCCCACAATTTCGGATTTTGATTGATTTGGAAATCGATCCATTGCAAACCTACCAAGGGTAATATAGGTAGAATCAGTATCAGAATAAAAAGAATAGTTGACGTCATTTGTTTTACACTCCTTATTAATAAATTCGTTCATACGTTTTGCCACCGATCTAATAATAAACTGACCGGTCATAGTGATACCTTCGGCAATTCGAATATCGTAGTATCTAAAGTATATATTACCCATTGCACCATATAGCGAGTTCATAAGAATCTTAGCCGCCATTTGCTTTGAGTTAAGACTAGATATCTCTTTCAGGTATTTGGTATCTTTTGTTTCTTCGTACTTAGTTTGAGCCTCCAACATCAGCTTCTTAGCTTTTTGTCTTTCGGCAAAGTAAAATTCAATAAGTTGTGGGAATATACCTTTAAAGTCTTTTCTGAAACATTGACCGTTAGCAGTCATAGTAACATTATCATCGTGAATATTTTTAGTATTCACATCCCGATTAAGAAGACGTTCAATAGACTTTTCATCATCCGCTAGATACTTCTGCCCATCGATTAAAGTTTCTGGAGACATATTCCAGGTCATAATAATAGACGGGTACAGCGAAGTAGCATCGAACGATACTACCCAATCATACTTGCCCGGTTCAGGTTCTTTAACAAACGCACCCATAATCTGCCTATCTAAGGCGGGGTCTACAGGTGGCGGGTTATGAGGAATAATATTTTCTTTTACTAGCTTATTCCAGAGGATACAATCCCAAGTTCGAACCGAGGAATAGATATCTGTAAAATTACACTTAGCATCGTACGCCATAGTTAAGATAAGATTAATTAGCTGCATCCTATCTTCTAGCTCATCGACTAGTTCAACGTCAACAATATTATAGTCTACGAATAGTTCCCAGTCTTTAGAGTAGAACTCTTTGAACGAGGCATAGTTATGCTTGATCTTCTCTCTATTCAGCTCTTCTTTAGCTACTGTATCTAGTTTATAGTTTTCTACTACTTTAAACGAGAATTTCTTATAGAGATCCATGTAATCTAGAATCGAGACTCCTAGCCAATCGTAGGCTAGCTGAGTTCTACCTCTAGCGAACGGTACTTCTCGGCTAGATACTCTATTCCAAGGAGAGCACTCTTCTAACGCTTTTTCACCTAAAACTCTGACTATTCGCGATGATAAATATGCTATGTCGAACAGCTGAACATTCCAACCAGTTATAATATCGGGATATCCAGTTTTAAGTTCGTTGATGAACTTCCTAAGAAGGTCGAATTCATCGGTGCATTGAATATATTCTGCGTTGTTTTTCTTGCTTAAGTAAGGGCCACACCCAAAAGATATGATTTTCTTGGTGTTGAAATCCTGCATAGTAATAAGCAAGACCTCTTCTTGAGCGTGCCTTGGATCCGGGAAACCGTATTCAGTTGACGTTTCAATATCGATAGTCACTATTTTCATTTGTGATATATCGAATCTTATGTCTTCGGGAAACAGTTTAGTAATGAACTGATATCCGTAGTTTAAATTTCCGTATATCGGAAAATTACTGACATCCTTATATTTTTTAACGTATTCTCTTGCGTCAACAATTGACGAGAATTTTATCTTATCGAGATATTCACCGGTAAGAGATCTGAATTCGGTTTGCTTATGGGTGCGTGCAAACAATACTGGTTGGAAAGGTATTTTTTGGGTAATGCGTTTGCCATCCTTCATCCCACGGAAGAGGATGTTATTACCGTAAAGGGAGA